TCAAATACTAAGTGCTAGGGAAGATGACTGATGCCACAACAATTTTTTTATGACGAACAAATTAGACGTTTTCTTTTACAGTTTATTCGTGCATTTAGTAATTTCCAAATTGAGTATGGAAAAGATAGAGACGGAACTACTACGTTAGTAACTGTGCCTGTTAAGTATGGCGATCCAACTCGTATGGTTAGCAGTATTATTAAAGAGAATAGTGAAAACAAAATTAATCCTAGTCCTATGATTAGTTGTTATATATCTGCGATGGAATATAATCCAGAGCGTAGGCAGGAACCTACATTTGTAGATAAACGTCATATTAGAATGAGAGCATTTGATCAAGACACTGGCGAATATACTACACAACAAGGCAATGCATTCAGTATAGAACGTCACATGCCAGTTCCATATAATCTTACTATGAATGTTGATATATGGACTAGTAATACTAATCAAAAATTACAACTATTAGAACAAATATTAGTTCTGTTTAATCCTGCATTAGAGATACAAAGTACTGACAATTATTTAGATTGGGGAAGTTTAAGTTATATTGAGTTGCAACAAACTACTTGGACTAGTAGAGCAGTTCCTGCAGGTGTTGATGATTTAATTGATATTGCTACATTACAATTTCTAATGCCAGTCTGGCTATCACCACCAGCAAAAGTTAAAAAACTTGGTGTAGTATCTAAGATTGTTGCTAGCATATTCGATGAATCCGGCAGCATAGATGATGGCGTTATTGATCAAGGTTTACTATTAGGTACTAGAATGAAATTTACTCCAATGAATTATGGCATACTATTACTTGGTACAACTATAGAAATTTTAGAGCGTCAAGAAAGTGTATCAAATAAAGTTGAAGGTAGTATTGAAAATGATCCACCAACTAAAGTTGGTGAGGATGATATTACATGGAGAGCAGTAATTAACCAGTATGGCGAATTACAAGCAGGCATAAGTCAAATACGTATTGATTTTGGCACAGGAGAAATTATCGGATCTATTGCACATCATCCAAGTGATCCCACAAAACTCTTGTTTACAGTAGACGCAGACACTATACCTACAAATGATTTAGATCCTGTACTTAAAATTATTGATCCTGGAAAAAATGGACCAGGTGCAGGATTGGCAGATGCTGAAGATGGTCAGCGGTATTTAATTCTAAAACCAATTGGTGATTCTACAAATACTGATGGTCCAGATGCATGGAAAGATACTAGCGATAATGACTTCATTGCCGGTGCAAATGATATTATACAATATGATGGTTTTCGTTGGAACGTAGTATTTGACAGTAGCGTCGAAACGGGTGTACACTATATAACAAACACTAACACAAGCATACAATACAAATGGACTGGCGATTCTTGGGTTAAAAGTTATGAAGGTGAATATAAGGCTGGAGAATGGACGATCGTAATCTAAAACAAAGTGTTGGTACTGCTTTTTTTTCTAAATCTACAAAACGTTTTTTGTTTTTGTTAAGAAGTGAAACAAGTTATGACAACACATGGGCATTTGTTGGTGGCAAAGTAGATGCGAATGAGAGTGTATTACAGGCGTTACAGAGAGAAATGCACGAAGAAATTGGTTGGGATGGTTCTAATATAGATAAAAATATCCCTATTGAAAAATTCACAAACGTTAAAAAAAGGTTTGAATATCACACCTTTGTTAGCATAGTTAAAGACGAATTCGTACCTATCCTAAACAATGAACATAAGGGTTATGCATGGACAACTATAGAAGGTTGGCCAAAACCATTACACCCAGGAGTTTTCAATACTTTTCAAGAAGAAGAAATAAAAAATAAGATTAGCACGATAACTGACTTATTTGGCGATAGCGCCTAAACATGTCTTATTAATATACTGACCCATCCCAATAGTTTCTAAATTTTTTAGCCAGTTAAATTCATCGAAATAAGCCTTTACTTTAGTATTAAATGTATTTAGAACATGGTAAAATTCTATCTCTTGATATTGTTCAATTATAGATACCACCTGCTTTACAAGTTTTTGTTGTAAATTTGTGGGATCTGCCATTGGTAGATACGAGTTGTCAGTAGCAGGATATATATGTTGGTCGTCACCCTGTAAATAAAAATCAAAACCAATCATATATATTTCTTTATGTCCATCTGCACAAGCCAATCGTAACGCTGCTGGACCCATAAATAAATTTTGCCAATGTGGATATAAATGGAATTTTCCAGGATGTTTTAATATATTTTTTCTTGTAGTATACACAATATTGTTGTCACAATATCCTGATTCAACGATATTATCTAATATTTCTGGATTAACACAGAATAAAAAAGTAGGGGCAAAGTCTTCAAATATTTGATTACACCCGTAAGATTGACCTACATCTGTGACACCACCTTCACCACCATATTGCCCATGTAGTAAATCTAAATTTATCTTTAATCTGCTTGGACCGTTTCCTATAACATGAGCAACACCTGTATGTTCCTCATTTACAATTGTTTTCGGAATCCATACACTGTTCGAATCCCTCAATCCATTACGCCAGTGAAGGCTATCAGATACCATCTCTCCTTCATAATTTGACGTATAAAATTTGTGCATTTGGCTATCTATTTGTTATCTAACGCCAACAACTACTTCTATTAATTCAATTCCATTACTATTTTTATCTTCTAGACTTTTTCCAATAACTGATCCATAAGGCGGATCACCTTCATCACGCCAGCCCATAGCTACGCCAGGCTCTTCACTTGTAACTACCAAATCACCCTTTCGTAAATTTCCTGTTACTTTACAAGGAACTCGGCCTATCAATGCCATAGGAGGATGCAATTCATCAGTTAAGTCAGGTTCTCTATGCGGACTATTCATAATACAATATGCATAATCTTCACTTGATACAACACCAGCAACTTTTATATCAATTTGTTTTGTCGACTGTGTAACTTCTCTGTCACCGCCAAATACTAAAACTGTTCCGCTATCATATTCAGCATCCGCATGATATCGTTCTGCAATATCAGCATATTGTGCTGTTCTAGAGGTAACAAGAAAACCACCGGCTGTACTGTTGTCATGTATTCTTAACGTATCTAATGTTGTATCAATTGAGATTTCACCCAATGCTCCAGTAAATGCGTTATTTTGTGTTGTTGTACCTCGTCTAAATTGTAATACTGTTGGCATATTTTAATTCCTTCTACACTATTTATTAAGCTACTGAACCTAAGTCTACTGTAGTTGTACTGCCAGCAGGATCCATCATATCATATACTGTCCCAAGATTAACACCAAAAGCATCTGTTGCTCCTGCTTCAAAAGGGGTCTCTGCACTACCAGTTTGAGCTTGTACTTTTGCTAAATCATGATCACCAGCACTAGCTGGAGCAGTTGTAATTGTACTATTAGGATAACTACTGCCGCTACTGCCACCACCATCACCACTATCAGCCCAAGCTAATGTGCCACTACCATTTGTGCTTAATACTTGATCTTCATCTCCGTCTGCGGCAGGCAGTGTCCAAGTTACATTGCTAGATATTGTATTTGGTGCTTGAAATGCTACATAGTTACTACTGTCTGAGTCAGCAAACCTAATATCACCTTGTGCATTTAGTATAAGATTTTGAGTAAGTGTAACATCACCACCAGAAGATATAGCAATTGCATCTGGATCACTTGAAGAACCAATAGTACCAGCATCTTTAATAATAATATCATCAACGAATGTTACAATACCAGTAGAAGCAATTGTTATTGCAGTTGCTGCAGAAGCAACACCAATTGTACCGCCATCTTTAATTAGAATATCATCCTTAAATGTGACGATACCAGCAGAAGAAATAGTCATAGCATCAGCAGCTGACGCAACACCAATTGTACCACCATCCTTAATCTTAATATCATCTACAAAGGTTACAATACCACCAGAGCTAATTTGCATCGCAGCCGTAGAACTAGCAGAACCTATATTACCATCATCAGGGACAATAACACCACCATCCGCAGAAAGTGTGATAGTAGTTGCTGAAATAGCACCATTGAATATTGCTTTACCAGCCTCACTCATATCAAGAGTAAGTGCAGTTATATCAGAAGCACCATCTGTACCTTTAAAAATAATATCTGTATCACTACCTTGAGCATCAATTGTGATGTTACCTGCAGTTGTAGCCAATGTAGAAGCGGAATCACCAGCTGATATATCATCTAAAGCACCACCTCCAACATATGTCTTAACACGGGACATAGCTACTTTTCTATTTGTGCCTCCAGCACCATTATCTACAATAAGTAAATCTGCATCTGCTAAGGCTTCACCAATATCAGTACCACCATCAATATCCAAATCTGCTATAGCAATACTGCCATCTGGAAATACAGGTGCCTGCGTAAATGTAACAACGCCGTTGGAGGCTATAGCAATAGCATCTGCATCACTTGCAGAACCTATTTGTCCGGCATCAGCAATAGTAATACCTGCACTATGAACACTTCTTTGAGAAAATGTAACTGCGCCACCACTAGCAATAGCAATCGCATCTGTGTCACTGGCACTACCAATATTACCAGCATCAGCAATTATAATGCCACCACTTACAGTAATACCATTTGCTGTTGTTGTTAACTTTAC